CCTGTACCTCGAAAATTGGAGCATAATGATTCTCAGCATTTTCATGTCAGTAGCAGTAATCGTTTCACCCGTTGTTCAAATTCCACAATCACACGAATATAGAATGGCTCACAGTGAGGCCGCGCAAGACTGGAAAGGCTTCGAGCCTTCCCTCTACACCGGAAAATGGTTTGACCCTAAACTTAAAAATCAGCGTGAATGTATTTCATTCCGCGAATCCCGACACAATTACAGGGCACGAAGTACGGTTAGTAGTGCCGCCGGGACATACCAATTTTTAGATAATTTTTGGAGAGATTCACTTGTGTGGATGCTTTTACCTGAAGCCAAGAAAGTTGGTTTGCAAGATGAAGTAAAGGAACTTAGGAATAAACCTATTGAAAAATGGAACCGTTACTGGCAGGATGCTGCTTTTTACACGGTTTGGGCACACGGAAAAGGGGCGAAACATTGGAACCTAACGCGGCACGGATGCTGATTGAGTTCAAAAAATATAACAGAATCGTTATGTGCCTTGGGTGCGGTTTACCAGTTTGGAAACCCCGGTTAGAAACTGAGGGTTGCCCAACATGTCGCTTACTAGATAACCGTTAAGGGCGTACCCTTGGAGTGTGACGAAACCTAAGCCTAAAGAAAAAGATCAACCTGACGCGAGTTCGTCACAGGAAGCAAAAATCTTGTGGGCGCTTGACGGTCTTATTGATGCTGAAGGCCCCGTCATGATTACTTCATGGGTGATTATTGCTGAGTACATTGATCCTGATGGTGAAACCCAATTATCGCCAATATGTTCCGACATGCCACAGTGGAGAATGACTGGGATGGTTGATGCGGCACGGGAAATGCTTAATGAGGATTATTTGTTTGTTAGTAACTGGGACGAGGACGACGAGTGACACGCCCGACAGTAATTGACTATCCACTTTAGTTAAGGAACACTATTTCTATGGCGGGTCAATGGAAATGTTTTGTGTGTAAAGCAACGGGTAAAGGTAGCGTCGCGGAATTCCATAAACATTACGATGAGGCTCATAGGTGAAATGGCTTCCATTGTCTGCTTGCGCGGGTGAGGATCCTAAAATCTTTGACGCTTTTTCTTACCCTTCCGCAAATGAGGCAATGAGAATTTGTGGTAATTGCACGGTTGTTAAAGAATGTTTTGCTTGGGTCAAGCCCAATAAGTCTTTTTACGATGGTGTTGCTGGGGGGATTGTTTGGCGTAACGGGTACCGTGTTCGCATAAATAACACTTCGAGAGAGGATCGAATTCTTGAGTTACGAGGAAAATCAAAGGTTAAGCCCACCTCGTTACCCGAAATGGACGGGCAGCGAACCTTGCCGTTCGTCTGATCCTGATTCTTTTTTTGTTGAATATCATTCTAACGATTTAAGGAATACGCTGAAAAAAATTTGTGGGGGATGTAGTATGCAAGTTGAGTGTGGAGATTACGCTATTTGGTTTGAGTCTAAAGGCTGGTGGGGTGGTCTTTCCGCTTCTGATCGTCGTAAAATTAGGCGTGAAAAAGGAATTATTTTAGGCAATGAGTTGCGGTAGAGCGCCGCTAATGAGAGGGAATAAATATGAGTACGAATGTTACGTTGACGGGAACGCTGGGTCAGGATCCTGAGTTACGTTTTACGAGCGCAGGTAAAGCGGTTGCGTCTTTGAGTGTGGTGACTTCTAAATCTGTTAAAACGGATTCGGGTGCGTGGGAGAATCATGAGGAAACGTGGTGGCGTGTTACTGCGTGGGAAAAGTTGGCTGAGAATGTTGTTGAGTCTTTGAAGAAGGGTGACCCGGTTATTGTGGTTGGTCGTTCTTTTATGGAGTCGTATGTTGGTAAGGATGGTGCTGAGCGTCAATCGTTGAAGGTGAATGCTTTTAATGTGGGGCTTGATTTGAAACGGCGAACGGTGAGTGTGAATCGTATTGTTAAGGATTCTGGTTCCCCTAGCATGGAGGATGATCCTTGGGCTACGCCAGTTCAGGAGGATGCTCCTCCGTTTTGACCCCGTGCAAGTTGCTTAACCCCCCGTGATATACTGGGGTTGTGAGAGGGGATGTTCCCCTTGGAAGGGAATCGAAATGACAACTTCTACCGTGACCCAAAAGGTCACCAAAGCAAACGCTTCGCAGGTTTTCGATGAAGCGTTCGGCGCTGCTCAATTGGCAGTTGCCCAAACTACCCCGACCCCAATGGTAGTCGGTGAGGCGGTTGATTTCTTTAGTAATGAAGTTGACTACGCTAAGCCAACCTACGTTGTTGCCGGTGGTCTGTGTGGTCGTGCCGGTGTCGTCATCACCCCCGCTCGTGGAGCGTTCGTCACCTATCTGAAGGCCAACAAACTTGGCTACCCGAATTACGGTGGCGGCTATTACGTCCCGTCGTACAAGGTCGGTGGAGGCCGAGGACAATCGTATGAGTTGGCTTTATCCGCTGCTCGTGCCGCCGCTGGAGTATTTGCCTCCTACGGGCTGGATGTCTATGTTCAGGATTCTCTGGACTAACTAATCTCCCGGTGCTAGGGACGTGCCCCCCGCCGTTTCTAGCACCGGGTCTTAACCCCCCGCAGTCTACGCGACCCGCGTATCACCCCCGATACGCACCGACTCGCTGGCTGCGGGGTCTTTCACCATATTAGGAGAGTTAATGAAATTGACCCGTAGGGGACAAACCGTTTTTTATCCGTTAGCAGTCTTAGCGTTTCTAACCCTCATGGGTTTCGCTGGCTGGATCGAAGGAGGAATGTGATGAGTAGAACCAAAGAGTTCAAGAGAACGCTTTTAACCGATTGGCTTGACGAAGTGGAAGGGATTTGCGTTGACTGTGGACTGAAACTAACCGACGAGGAATACAACGGTAACTGGACTGGTATTGGTCACGGCTGCAAAAAATTGAAAGGGTAATGTGATGAATAAATGTATTGACTGTGGATCTCCGTGTGTTAAAGGTTCGACTTACTGTGAACCTTGTCAAGCCCCTATCCACAAAACCGCTAGGGAACTTTATCAAGAATTTCTTGAGGAAAGTATGCCATGAACGCTTTCATTAAAAGTAACGGCATAACCATGACTGCGTGGATTTACGGTAAACCTGTCCTCGCTTGGAACAGGGAAACACAACAGGTGGTAAACCCTTATGACCACAAACCTATCGCTGACGCGACTATGCTGGAGTTCACGACACTAATCGAAAAAGGGGAAAAGTGAAATGAAAAAACTAATCGCAATAACAACCGCGTTGCTAATCGGAGCCGGAATGTTACTCGCACCACCGGCATCCGCTGGGGTTAGAGAAAACAAACTGTTTTACAAAATGGTCACGACTGCCGCACCGGAACTAAAATTTGTGAGCCGGTATCGTCTTGTGAAAACAGCAAAAGCCACTTGCAGGTATCTCAGGTCAGGCTTCATGCCTATGGACGCTGTTGAAATGGGAATGGATTCTGGGTTTTCAACAAATGAAGCAATATCTCTTGTTGCTGGGGCGATAACTTTCTATTGCCCGGAGCAAGAAGATTACATTTAAGCCAAGAAATGAAAAAAACATCATCATGCCCTCACTGTGGATTTGAGGCCGCTAAAAGCAACGAATACTTGTATAGGTGCATCAACTATTTACAGTGTGGCCGATATTTTTACGAAAAGAGGAAATAAAATGATGAGCGAACCAGAATATGCACATTTAGTTTTTGAGCATAAACGAGATCCTATTCACGGTCATGAGATTTTTGTGTCCGAATGGAGCGATGATACTTGGACGGTGACGGCTTCGATTGCGTGGGATGAGCCTTACTCTGATCGTCGGGGTGTGAATTATGTTATTGATAATGATGATTCGAGTTACGATCATTTTCCTACGGATGAGGAGATTCAGTTGCATCTTGAGGAAGTGATGGAGGCGGCTTTTGAGAATCCGGGTTCTATAAGTCATGTAATGTTGCAGCCATGAATCATGATGTTTTGTGTGTGCAGAATTCCCACCCGTCTGCTCAGGTGGACGCGGTGTGTGTGTGTGAGTTGATTGCGAAGGTGAGGGTTAAGGAGCATTTGAATATGGTGGGTGTTTCTTCTTTTGAGGTGGGTGGTATGGCTTACGCGAAAGGGCGTGAGGAGGCTGCTAACGCCGTAAAAAAGTACAAGGTGTCATCTATCCCGATGTTTCCGGGTGACACTCCCTTTAGCCTTGCTGAGCGCGTTAAAGGGCTTTTGGGTAATGCGGCTTTGTGTGGTGATGGTTCGGGGAGAGTTGAGCCTAAGACGTTGATGGAGGTTTTTTCGGAGTCGTTCGATGTGGAGCCTTAAACCCCCGTGTGGTAAACTGGGGTTGTACCTAGAAAGGGGACACCATGAATATCAGTCAAGCATTAGCCGTTTCACACATTTTTGCCGCGCTGCCCGTCGGACGCGAAATAAACGCAGAAGAATTGTGCAAGCAAATCGGAATAGTAAACGTCCTAGCCATATCAGGTGGTCGAAAAATAAAAAATGGGTCATCCGTCATTTTTCCCGTATCAAACGGATATTTCGTCACAGTGACCCTCAACGTGTGGGATCTGTACGACGTGAAATTGTTCAAAGCAAACAAAAACAAAGCCGTCGTGAAATCAGAGTGGTCGAACGTGGGAGCAGAAAACATTTCTGAAATCGCGTATCAAGCATCCTGTTTCAACAATTACGTTTAGGAGGTGAAAAATGAATTATGACCTCAGTACCCCTAGTGGAGCGTTAAAGTTCGCTATTGATGCCCATAATGGGCAAATGGACAAGCAAGGTATCCCATACTTCTATCACCCTGCCCGTGTCGGGTCGGCGCTGTGGGCGTTCGGGCCTGATTACGTTATTGCGGGTTTCCTGCATGATGTAGTTGAGGACACTGATTTTACGCTGGAGGATCTTGCCAGTTTCGGTGCTAACCCTGTCGTTTTGAGCGCAGTAGAGTCGGTGACCAAAACGGAGTCTGAAAGCACTCTGGAGGCGTATGAGGCAAGTATTCGGAGGGCTATGACTGATCCTGTCGGTCGTTACGTTAAGGCCGCTGACGTGGTTGATAACTATTCCCGTATTTACGGGGTCAAACCCGCTAGGTTGCGTAATAGGTTGCGTGAAAAGTATTTAATGGCTCAATTGGTTATTGCTGAGTTCATTCCGGGTTATTGGAGTGGATGGAGTGTGACTGCCCCTCAAGAGGCTCCCTAACCCCCGTGTGGTAAACTGGGGTTGTAATTAAGGTCACCCTGAAAAAGGAGAAAAAAATGAAAACCCAGAAAACCACCTTCAACAAAGAAAACCGCACATTCAAAAACCAGTGGTCACTCACGGGCGAATCGCGCAACGAAGGCGCACCTACCCTGCAACTCACCACTTCATTCAACAAAGACTACAAAGAATTCAGGGCTAACCTGTCCTACGTCGAAATCCGAAACGAGCAAGGTTACAACGTTCTCAACTGGCAATCCGATTGGGACAGTTTCACTATCAAACGTGAAAAGGTAGCCCGATACAGCGTGAAGGGTCTGGAGGCGTTTCTGGAATCCGTTCTTGAAGAATTGGGCCAGATACCCGATGAAAGAGTCGTTAGCCTTTTGAGCAGGATCCAAGAAAACGAGGTGGCCGCATGAGTCCCACAAAAGAATTCCCCGTCCTAACCCACATCATTGATTATGAAAACGGGGACATCGAATATGAGAAATTCCTTGAACTATTTCAATACCTCGTAGATACGGGGTTGGCTTGGCAGTTCCAAGGATCCTATGGTCGTACCGCCATATCACTCATTGATGAAGGGTTAATCAGCAAGCCAAACGCCTAACACAAGCCAATATCCCAGTACACTTACCCAATGGAGGAAAAAGGTACTGGGATTTTTTCTGACCTTAGCCCTCTCCAACAATGGGCGACACAAGTACACGAAATGTATCAGGCGATGCTTGCAGCCGGTTTCAGTTCAGTCGAAGCGTTAACATTGATTGGTACAATGACTAAAAATTCTGATGACTGAATGGGAGACAAATGGCATCCCGAATGGATTTTAACGAACTAGGCACCAGTGGCCTTAAACGCACAAGCGGGTTCGTTTACGACGAATTCCTTTCACGGCTCCAAGGCATACAAGGCATCAAAACATATCGTGAAATGTCCGACAATGATCCTGTTATTGGTGCCGTAATTTACGCTATCGAAAAAGTTATTACCCGGTTGGAATGGCGAGTTGACCCGTATAAGGACAATTCTATTGACGGTGACATTAACCAAAAAGATATTGAGACAGCAGAGTTCATCGAATCTTGCCTCAACGACATGAGTGATTCGTGGGATGCCACGCTTTCGGAGATCCTGTCAATGGTTGTTTACGGTTGGTCTTTCCACGAAATTGTGTATAAGCGTCGTGTTGGGCCAAACGAAAAAGATCCATCAAAACGATCCAAGTTCAATGATGGTCAAATAGGTTGGCGTAAGTGGGCTATTCGTGGGCAAGAAACTTTGTATTTGTGGTCTTTCGATGACGACGGTGGTATCCAAGGAATGCAACAAGTGGATCCTTACACTGGTCACGGTGCTATTGGTATTCCTATCGAAAAATCTTTATTGTTTAGAACAACAACAGCAAAAAACAATCCTGAAGGAAGATCGCTTCTCAGGAACGCATACCGACCGTGGTGGTTTAAGCGTCGCATAGAGGAAATAGAAGCAATCGGTATTGAGCGTGACCTTGCAGGTTTACCTATCGCCCTTGTTCCACCAGAGTATTTGTCAGCGACCGCTACATCTGATCAGCAAAACGTGTTGTCTGCCATTAAACAGATTGTTACGTCAATTAAAAGAAACGAGAATGAGGGAATCATTTTCCCGCAGGTTTACGACGAATCAGGTAAACCAATGTTTGAGTTGAAACTGATGAGCAGTGGCGGGTCACGCCAGTTTGACACTGACAAAGTTATTACTCGAATGGATCAACGTATCGCTATGAGTGTGCTGAGCGATTTTATTTTGTTGGGTAATGATCGTGTCGGGTCTTTTGCTTTGGGTGCAACAAAAATGGATTTGTGGTCAATGTCAGTTGATTCTATTGCTAAAACTATTGCTGACACCGTGAATCAACATGCAATTCCTCGTTTGATGCGTTTGAATGGTATTGAACCTGACCGTGCCCCTTCGCTTGCTTACAGTTCTGTTTCACACGTTGATTTGTCAGAGATTTCTGAGTTCGTTTCTAAGATGGTGACGGCTGGGGTACTTGCTCCTGATCCTGTGTTGGAAGATCATTTGCGTGAGTTGGCTGGTTTACCTCCTGCTAATCATGACGCTGGGGACACTGGGGTGGATATTATGCCCGATCAGGATATGAAAGATATTTTGGATAGTCCTGTTGGTGATGAGGAAGCGTCAGCCGACGAGCCGGAGGAATAAATCGTGGCGCTTGTAATTGGCGGTAAGCGGGTCACTAAAGCAAAAAACATTCCACCGAAACCGTCACCGTTAGAACAGTCTCTGATTAACGCTATCGTTTCAGTAAATGAGGGTTTCGCTAATCGTGTTGACGTTGATGCTTTAGCCGCCTCTATACAGGGTCTTAACCCAGACAATTTTGATAAACTTTTGGATGAAGTTTTGTTGTATCAGGAGATTGATTTCTTTATTAAGGATTCTTTACGCCGTATTGTTTTGTCGGGTGCCACGAATGAGGCTCGCAGTATTATTCGTAACGCTCCTCGTGTGGGGCAAAACCCAATGTTGGCGTTGGAGTACGGGGGTAAAGTTTTACCTAATGGAATTATTTTGCCGGGATCGGCACCGTCTTTTCCTGATGTGATGTTTTCTATTGTTGGCCCCGTTGACCGCATGTTTACTTACATGAACGCTAACGCGGTTGCTTATGCAGCGACACGTTCGTCACAATTGATTCGTTCTATTGATAATTCTAATCGTGTTGCGATACAAAAACTGATCACTCAATCGTTTACCACACCAAGATCCGTTGACGATACTGCCCGTCTTATTCGACGGATTATTGGTTTACATCCTCGCTGGGCTTTAGCAGTTGAAAGGTTTCATGACAATAATTTTCGGCAGTTTATTAAGGAAGGGATAGAAACTAATCGTGCTTTTGATATGGCTGATGCTATGGCCGAGAAATATCGGGCTAAGTTGATTCGTAGTAGGGCGCGAACGATTGCACGGACGGAGATTCAGCAGGCACAAAACTTTGGTAGGGAAGCGTCTTGGAAGGCTTCAGATAGGGCTGGGTTACTTGATGCGCGTTCGGAGAAAGAATGGCGCACAGCGCCCGTGGCAAGCCGTTATGGGCCGCCGTGTCCTATCTGCATGGATTTGAGGGGGACTAGGGTTCCGTGGAACGGGGTTTTCGCTAACGGGAGTTCAATGCCTCCTGCTCACCCTAATTGTCGTTGCACAGCCGTTTTGGTGCCTCCTACTCGTGGTTTGACTGGTTTACCTTCTCAGGATATGGGTGCTTGGATTGATCGCCTTGATGCTTTGGAGGCTGAGCAGATTCGTGAGTTGAATGACGAGCAGGTTTCGGGTGCTGCTTTACAGATAGAAATACTAACGAAGCATTATCAAGGCAAGCATGACCAAAAAACTCATGGTCGTTGGAGTTCAGGGAAAACTTATGACCAATTTTTGAGTGAAGCAGCAGAAATTAAAGACAAGGCTGACGAGGAAAGAAAATTACGGTTTGGTGACAATGTTTTGTATGAAATGTATGACAGGGCCGGGTACAACGCTTTGCCCACTGTGGTGACCTCTACCGAATTTGATGCTTTGGTTGAGAGTGGTAGTGAAGAACTTTTTAGGGGTGTTACTGGTTGGAATCCTGATGGGAAAGATTTTGATTCTGTTGCTCAAGGTTATTTAGATGAGTTCAGGTACGGTGAGTATTACGCTGGTATAGGAGTTTGTGGTAGCGGAACTTACGCGGGTAATTCAGACGTTACTGTTGCTGGCTACACGGATCATAATGGTAAAGAAAATAGCGCAAAAAACGTGATTAGAGTTACCATGAAACCGGGATCTAAAATAATTTCATACAAAGAAGCCCAAATTTTGCATATGGATGATGTAAAAAAACTGTTTGATTCACAAAAAAAAGAATTAAAAAAATACCCTGAAATGAATGAAAAAAGATCAGAAATTCAAGATAATCATCGTAAACAATATGACTTAGTTAATGACTTGGGTAGGTGGGCTGTAATGAGAGGCTATGACGCTATAAGAATACCCGGCCCGATGGAGTTAATGAGTGAAGTTTATTACAACATTCTTAACAGAGGTCAAGTTGTTGCTCAAGACACGAATGGGTGGGAGTAATGATTGCGGTTGATACTTGTCGTAGGATCGCTCAAGCGTTAAACCACGGTGACGCTACTGTGGAGCAACGTCACGCTATTGGTGATGCCTGCTTGGTTACGGCGGTTTGGGATGATCTTCCGAGTTGGATTAAAGATTTTGTTGTGGTCACGGAAAGTAACGTGGTTAAACATTATCAAGGTCAACACGATCAGAAAACGCACGGCACTTGGGCTGCCGGTGTTTCTAAAGATTACGCCGCAAAATTTCTTGCCGCCAAAGAAACGGGTCAAAAAATAGGTTTAACAAAAGAAACCCTGAAAGAGATACGCCACGATAATGTTGAAACCGGAAACATGAATGCTTACGGTATCAGTTCAAATGGGGAAACAATCATGGTTCACGCTATGGAATTGCGTTCGGCGCGGTTGGTTGAAACGGAGAAACTGTTTGCTGCTATGGATCCTGAGTTGCGTGAAAATTTGTCTAACAACATGGATGAGTTGCGTTCCGAGGGGACGGTAATGATTGCAATTAACTCTGATGATGCACTAAAAGTTTTACAGGAAGAATTTTTTAGAAGCCAGTTTGATACGGGAACTTCTAACGGTATGGTGAATCACGATATTCGTGCCGCTGAGGAAACGTCAGTTCACGATATTCACCCTGAAATAAACCCTCGTTTGAGGCCGATTTATGGTTATGTGGCTTTGGAGAATCTTACCCCGTTTAATGTGAGTAATTATGGGGATATTCGTTTTGAGTTAAATGATTCTGTGAAACAAAGAACTACAATGACGGATGGTGATTCTCTTGCTTCACGCGCCACTCCTGTTCCTATGGTTGGTAAACCTTTGACCCAAAGAGAGGCTGTGAGTGCTTCGATGGGTTGGGGTGGTGAGTTGCATAATTTTGGTGGTGATGATGTTTATGAGCATATGGATGATGTTTCTTATAGTGATAGTGGATATGTTGAGGCACAAATTTTGGGTGGGGTGAATCTTAGAAATGGTGATGTTAAAACAATTCATATACCTATGGGAATGTACGATGAGTCTGTGGAAGGCCGCACCGAAAATGCTTTGGTTGCTTTGGCTAAAGAGTGGAGGATTGAGGTGGTGTTATATGAGTCATAGCATTGAGTTCCCTAAAATACTTTCTGGTAAACTGGGGTTGTGAATATGATTAAAAGGGCAGCGGAGCCGGGTGAAACCATGTCGTATAGGGGTGACGGTTCAAGTCTTGTGTTTGATTACACGGATTCTAAGGGTTTAGAGATGGGTCATATTGTTCGTTCTGATGGTTTGTCGGGGAGGCAGTTGCCGTTGGTGAGTATTTTGGCTCATGGTTATTGGACGGCTGAACCTGATGGTTAATGTGAGTTTCGCTCCGGGTCTTATGCCAGTGT